ACGCACCACGGGCGGCACGCCGAGAGCGTTTTCCATGTCTCTTTCAATGACGTTGCCCTCAATGTAAGCAGAGGAGGGAACATCGGAGAACGCTATCTCCGTCACGTCATCCGGNTGGTCCACGTAGATAATGCCGTGCGGCTTGCTGACAAGCTCCGACTCGTCAATGTCGGCTCCACGCCGCACCTTCCACATGCGGTTTAGGATCATGCTGGCGTTATCAATACGCTGGTTCCGCTGAGTGTTCAGTTCCGCTTGCAAGTGCTGGATGATCTCCACAGCACTCATGCCGTAGAACTCGTTAGGCAACGGCTCGAAGCTGGCGACCACGTAGGGTTTCTTACCGTGCTTCCAGTACGGGTTCTGACCCTCGTATGCCAGTTCGCAGCGGTTGATGAGCATGGCGTAGCGCTGGTCTTCCCAATAGTGCAGGACCTCGTAGGTCAGGCCAATACGTACACCCTTCTCGTCGGACCAAAAGCCGTCGGTAGTCTCGGGTGCGAGTCCTACGGCGCTCATGCGCTCATAACGCCCGTCCTGGATGTTGGAAACAGAATGGACCTTCTCCCAGTCAATAGGAAACACACGCCCGAGACCTGCTTCTTCGAGCACGGCCAGCTTTTGCTCAATTTGCTCTCTTGACAACCACTCCCGCTGAAAAACAAATCTGCAGGAATCAATATCATACCCTCTCGGATCAGGCCAAAAGTCAAAGTAATCCACGACCTGAATCTCGTTGTCGTCCCACACACGCTCCGAAATCTCCTGGTACTCTACAACGAACTCGGGCTGCGCCCCGTTGTACACCACGTCAATCGGATTGGCAAGGCGAGGGATGGGGATACGCACCGTCCGGTCCTCCACACGCCAGCCTACCGACATGATCCCGGCGGGGAAGATGAGGACGGACGTAATGAAGTCGTAAAACTTTCGCTTGATACCGTTGCGGTCCAACTGCTCGTCAACAAGAGCGGAGGCGACCTTAGCCTTCTCTGCGTTCTCGGCCATGATTTCCGGCGTAGCGCCCACAAACGGGCGAGGGATGAACTCCAGGTACGGGCGTGTAGAGAAGAACGACTTGACAATCCTCGCCCGGATAGAGTCCAGGTACTCGTAGGTCTTGGGGATGTGGAGGTTGCTACGCCCTTCAATGTGAGCCTTCTCCCGCCAGCCACGATAGAGCTTATACCACTCCAACGCTTTCGAGTCGTATTGCTTGCGCCACGACTCGGCGTAAGCGAAACGAGTGACAAGCTCTGCCGTGCGCGCCTCGCGGTTGAAGTCGGCAGGAAGGCGAAACGTCGGTTGTTCTACTTGCACCAGCGGAGAAGCCATCACTTACCACCTTTGCGCTTGTTCACACGCTCCGGTAGCTTGCGCTTGCCGGTCTTGCGCTCCCACTCGCGGACCGTCTCCCACGGGATCTCGCCCCGCTGCGCCATGGCATAGAACTTACGGCGCTGGGCTTTTGATTTAAACGGCATGGTCGCTCTTGGCCTCCTAGCCCCTCAATAGCCCGTGATGGAACTCACCACAGGGCGNGTAAGCCTTTCCCGCCTGCGCCTGCGCTCGTACAATTCGAGCGGGCTCGCCGTCTTCGGCGGGCGAGACATGATACCGTACCGAATGGCCTCCGGACCGTGGTCCTCGCACTCATCTGCCACATCCTCCGGGTCGTTCTCGTCGTGGACGAGAGCGGGGAGGGTGCGGATAAGTTCGTAGCAGTTACGGAATATCTGCAGGCGGGCCGTCTTGCGAGGCTGCCCCGTCACGGGGTCAGGCTCGCTGTTCAGGTCGTCGTAGGGCTTGAGCGCCTCCCGCAACGCCCGCCAGCCTGGAACCCTGCGGTCGTCAGCCGGGACCAAACCTTTCAGTCCGGCCTGGGCCATGATCTCTGCACCGGAAATGCCCCGATCCTGACGGCGGTTCCACAGGTCGGGGGAGGCCACGGTGTAGCTGATAATCTCATCTTTTGGCGTCATGCTGAGGATGATCTCAGCAGCCTCCGTGAGCGTCAGGTTGGNTTTGTAAAGCTCACGGTAGACGTAGAGCTTGCCCTCCGGCGAAACCGCCCACCAGTAGCAGGCCGTGCAGTCCAGGCCGTAGTCCAAGCTACGGAACCGCTTCCACCAGCGNGGGATTTCAAAAGGCTCGACGACGTGGATGTCCTCACGCCACTCGGGGAAATACTGCCCGGCAAACACGTTCCAGTCGCCTTCGAGCAGCGCCCTGCGCTCCGCTTCGGGCAAGCTCTGCAGGCGGCGGAGGTAGTCCGGGTCGTTCTTGAGCAGGTAGGGGTTGTCCTGAACCCTGGCCGGAATGAAAGCGTACCGGACTCCCGTCTCGTCCTCCCAAACGATGTCCCGCAGGCCCTTGTCCACGAACATTTCCTTGACCCAAAGGTGGCCGATGTTCCCTGGGTTGCTTGCGGCCCTGGCCCTCGGCCACGCACCGGGGACCGTGGAGCGAAGACGGGAGCCGACCAGGTACGTCCACATGTACTTTGTGAAGTGGGTTAGCTCGTCAAAGCCGATGAAGCCGTACTCAGACGACTGGTACTTGTGGACGTCGGACTCTCGCTCACAGTACCCAAACTCCAACACAGAACCATTCTTGAAGTACCACGCCTTCTCGCTGGCTCTCCACTCGCAAACGCTGCGAGGGAACTTCTCCAAGCTGCGCTGGATCAGAGACCGATTCAGCTCCGGGAACGTGCGGCGCAAAAGCAAAGCCCTGTTGCCGGGAGTCTCCACGCATTGGATGAAGGCCTCCCACAACAAGGCTTCGGACTTGCCGCCGCCAGCAGCCCCGCCGTACAACACCACATCGGCAGGGCAGGAGTGGAACACCCGCTGGCGTTCCGTGGGCACGTATACGGTTGAGAGGTCAAACTCCCGCACCCGGATCATTCGAGCCTCTGCGGCCTCGGCACGCCGCCCAGGTTGATGGTGAACTCAATCGGAGCGCCGCCCTTGCCGGTAATCTCCTGACGGTCGTTGTAGCGATCACCGCGCCGAGCCTTGAGAACGCGCTCAATCATCCTCTGATCGCCATTGAGGTAGCCCAGCATGAGCGCCGTCTCTTCCACAAGGTCCGTACAGGCTTCGTGGGCGAGCTGCTCCATCTCAACGAACTCCTTGTGCTTGCGCCATTCGTTGCGGACCTTCCACACAGACACACGGGCGCTGTCCGCCGCGCCGCTCTCGGTGCCCTTCCAGGACAAAGCCTTGAGGTAGACGATCATCTTCTCCCGCTCTGGGTGGCCTAGCATGAAGTCGTCGGGCACGATAAAGCGGTCGCTGAACACACGGGCCTTGTCAAGGGCCTCTTTGAGGATGTTTGCTAGCAGCATCTGCGGCGGTTCAGCCAACGCTATCACCCAAAACAAAAGACCAGGCGCACATGCCTGGCCGTTATAGACAATGCGGCTTGAGTATATACTAGCAGGTAAACCCCGCCGTGTCAACACTAATGCAATAGCGGCGCGGCTTAGAAGTCGATCGGGTAGCGGGTAATTCTGAAAGGTTTTGCCGTTTTGCGCCTGCGCCTGTTGCGGGAGCCGGAGGACTTCTTGCTACGGTTGCGCCTGCGAATATCCTCGCTGTAGGCTTGGCTGATACCGACGAACACATCCGAGGGAAGCTCACTGGTCGAAAAATGGCGCGCCCGCCAGTTGTAGAACCTGTCCTCCTCCGGCACATCCGCCCACGGGCCTGGGCCGTACTTGGACAGCATGTATGCTCGGTAGAGCTTATAGATATACACATGGCTGTACGATCGCTTCAACGGCCTTGACCTCCTCCCCGGACTGAAGCCCGAGGATTCCTAGTCATCTAAGCCCTTACGCGCCAGAATCTCCAGGGCCGATGACCGATCGCCCGTACAGCTGATCATCCTGGGGGCCTGCACGTATTCGATGCGGAAGCCAAGTTTCGTATACAACTCCACAATCCTGGGCGTCGCCTGGTTGGAGGCTATGACGGGGCCCGGGTGACGGGCCAGCCATTCAGCCAGGCGTACCTGGTCATCCCAGCTGAACCCCTCTTTGGAGTACTGCCGGAACTCCACATCATAGGGCGGGTCGGCATAGATGAAACTGTTCGACTCAAGCTCAAGCTCCCCAAAATCCCCAGAATAGAAACGCCACTCGTTGAAGAAGGTGCGGTACCTGTCCAGGTCTATCTCGTAGTTGATGTGCTTATACTTGCCGAAGGGAACATTGAACTCGCCTTGCCGGTTGAAGCGGCATAGGCCGTTGTAACCCGTGCGGTTTAGGTAAAAGAACAACTGAGCCGCTTCAGCGGTATCGGCCTGCCCTTGCCGGATCAGCTCGTTGAAACGGCGGCGGTGGGCGTAGTAGAGATCCCGGTCGTTACGCATCTCGATGGTGAACTCCAGGCCTTTGCCTACCCAACGATAGAAATTGATCAGGTGCGGGTTGATGTCATTCAAAACGGCATGTTTGGGCAAAAGCCCCAAGGTCACGGCCATGCCGCCGCAGAAGGGCTCCACGAAACAGCGGTGTTCATGCCCATTGTATAGCTTCTTTATGATGGGCACCAGCCAGCGCTTGCCGCCTGCCCACTTGAGCAACGGTTTAAGCATAGGAGCCCCCCTAACAACTCGATTCGCTGGAACCAAAGGCGTCTGGTCTGACCCGGCCCTAACCCCGGAATGAATTCCGGGGCTTGCGGGCCGGTTTCTCTCTNTCNCAACCGCTCGCGCATATCATTCCGTCCTCCTCGCCAGCGCCTGCCATACCTTCGGCTGAAGCACCTTCAGGTATGTGCCCTTCATGCCCATGTTGCGGGTTTCGACGACGCCGATCATCGCCAACTTCCGCAAGGCGATGGTGGCTGTGGATCGGCTNTACCCAACACGGTCCGCTATGCTGGTCAACACCACAGGGCCGCCGTTGGGGTACAACTTAGCAAGTGTGGCGACAACCTCTCGCTCGCTGTATGACAGGTTTCTGTCAATCAGCTGCATCACGTTCATTGTCAAAACTCCCCTCCTGAGCCTGTTACTTGATTACCTCGCAGCGCGGCTCGTAGCCAGCGGTCTTACAAAGACATCGCCAACCGCGCTTTGTACAGCCTCCGCT